ATACTATTATTTAAAATAAAAAACACACCGGCATTAAAGATTGACGAAATTTCCCAAACAGGCTTATCCGGCGAGAAATAAATTGTTTTACCAGCTATAATAATGTCTTCTAACTTAGTTGTAGCATCGTGAATACACGCATCAGTATCCAGCCATAAAATACCTTCATAATTACCACTGTTTAACAGTTCGTTTATTAAATACACTTTAATCCAATATGGAGGTAAATCAAACGTTTGGTTTATGAATAGGTGTTTATAATTATGTTGAATACAATAATCAATATTTCGATTGATTAACCGCATCTCTAAATCGGTAAGCGGGCGATTATCGTATTGTAATACTAAATACATAACAAATGTCTATAAAATAACAAAGTTATTCAAACACAAATGTAAAACTTTCGGGTCATGTTTGTACCTCATTTTCATCTAAAAATAAACGTTGTTTTGCTTCAACTGACAAATCGTCCCAAAACAGGACTTGAATCCACGGATTATTATTTTTAAAATATCCTACCCATATTCCAGCAGGACCAGTGTCTAATATCCAATCATTTTTAATCCAAAAAGTTGGATATCTGTTCAATAATTCATGAAACCAAACAAAATCTGGCACCCACGATGTCGTAGTTTTAAATATAATGCCGTTTTTGCCCCGTTTTACAACAATGACATCTTCATTGTATACTAGTTGTTCATCGTCTTCCATATGTTGCAAATCATTCTTAATAAATTCGGCGATTTTTTCAGATTGTTCACATGTAATTGTAATATAGTTGCGACAAGGGGGCATTTACCGAGTTTAATGTATAATCCGAGAATAACTTTAAGTTGTTTGTATTTATGATGGGAAATCATAAAAATACGGATCATTTGATGCGAATTCAAAGCGGATGTAATAAGTAAATTATTGTTTCTCAAACAGAACGCAATATCCAATTGAAAATTTATTTACATCGCTAAACATATCTAACATCTTATCCGGACCATCGTATTCACGTATTTCATCCTTCAATAGATCATTTAAAAACAATGCGTATGACTGTATAAAAGATTCAATAGAATTATATGCATTATACAATTTTGGATTATCTACGATACTGGGGCATTTATACTTCATAAGTCTCGTTATTTCATTATGGTGTAATAGAAATAGATTACCTTGGCTCTTGAATTCTGTTATCTTCAAGTTGTATAAGTTTTTCAGATAATCATAGAAGAAAGGACTAAATCCTGCATAAAAATGATACGGTTCTTGATGAATTCCCGATGTAAATGGTGCAGTTATCAGAATTTTACCACCGGGTTTACAAATTCTTACCAATTCTTTCATAGCCTGTATAGGTTCAGGAACGTGTTCAAATACTTCGGTGCATAATATAAAGTCAAAAGAGTGATCTTCAACCGGAATACTTACAATGTCCGAATAAATATCATGGTGTTTAGGTGTTTGGGCGGTTTCGTCACGGGTTGTGTCTATTACGTGTTTGTTATCAACAAAGTCATGGCTAGTATATGAACAATGTGAAAATAAATGTTTATAAGGTTTCGTGCCGGATCCGGCGTCAAGTACTTTATGGTTACACTGTACCGTAAGTGCAGCATCCTTTACAAATTCATCTCTAATAAATTCACAAGTGTGCTCTTTGTTTAATTTCAACGTAAATTTAGATAATAATTCGTCCATTTTAATACATTTGTGAATTATGTTTATATGTTTTTTCACAAAAAGTATACATATAAGTCTACTAACAACAAGATTTATGCGTAAAATGTAAAATAATAATAGCATATCATAATGTATAAAAATCTATGGACCCAAGTACGGTGGAATCAGTAAACATAAATGTGGTAGATGTACCCAAATATATACCCTCTTTTGTTAATATTGGATATAGCAAAATACCAAATGCTGGGCTGGGTATATTTGCGAACGCCCGGATAAATAAAGGCACATTTCTGGGCAATTATATGGGCGAAATATGTGACGACGCCAACAGCCTATCAAATTCTGATTACCTATTTACTAGCAAGAATCGAATAAAATTGTTTACAATAGATGGAACAAATATTGAAACGTCAAATTATACCCGGTTTATCAATTGTGCTGCAATTGGTACAGAGAATGTCGTGGCGGTGCGACATAGAGATGCAACCGGGGAAAGTATATACGTCACAAAACATGGAAAACAAATTGATATTGACGGGTATATATTTTTTTTTGCAGCTCGGGATATTGAACCAGGAGAGGAATTATTATTTGATTATGGAATTGGTTATCGTAAAAAATTGGGTCTGTAATGTCTTGGTAAAATCATCAAAATGGTGGTTGTTTTGATGATTTTATGGTAAAGTTCTCGATATAGTAAAACTAAATTGTAAACGTATGAATGTATTTTAACGACGACTGACCTTATGGCTCTTTCTGAATCCACCCTTTTTGGATTTGGCTGATGATTTTGATTTGGTTTTTCTGGGTGACTTGGTTTTGGCAGGTTTAAATTCGTGTATGGTGTATCCTTCGGATGATATAGTAGTTGAACTTGAACTTGGAAATAATTCAATAAATCCGTCATTTTCAGCAAAGTCTTTACACCAAATGCGAATGGGATCACGACCGTATAATACTTCACCGTCATTAGTCGCAATAACCTGTGGGTAATATATTTTGTTCTCGTTGTCTATCATGCCGTACATTTTTCGTCTTTTAACTTCCGTCAAGGCTATGGGTATGCGTTCATATTCCCGAAAGAATTCTCGCTTATTCATTTTATATATAATTTGTAAAGATATTGTTTCCAATCAACTTAAATTCTAAATTATGTATAGAAGATGGATACAATAACAACCGCAGTAACAATCGGAAAATATACATTTCAAATAATAGACAACACGTTATCCCATATGGGGCAAATATATAGCCGAAACTTCAACATTGGCGGTAATCTAACCGACTGCGTCAAAGTATCTATTTTATATAATCAGAACCAACCCGTTGCAGCTGTTATTCCGCATATAGTGTCTGATGACGCACAATGTTAAATGGACAATGTTCATCATATCCGAATAATCCGTAATCAGTTGCACAAAATACTTAAAAACTAATTATATCTATATTTAATAATGGAAAAACTTAGAGTTTATCTTGAAATCAAAAAAGACAGTAATATTAAATATGAATTTGATAAAACTAAAAATGAATTAGTTGTAGATAGAATATTACCTGATCCATATTATTATCCATTTGCTTATGGATTTATTCCGAATACATTGGCGGATGATAATGATGAATTAGATATTTTACTGATTACAGAAAAAGAATATAATATTGATAGTTATGTAGAAGGTTATATTATTGGCGGATTAGAAATGAAAGACGAAAAGGGCATGGACGAAAAAATTTTTATAGTACCTTGCGATGAATATGAAAAGTTATCTGATATTTCACAAATGAACAATGCAACTTTAAATGAAATTGAATGGTTTTTTTCTAATTATAAAACTAAATGTGATGGTAAATGGTCAAAAGTGTATGGTTTTATTTCTCGTGAAAAGGCGTTTTGTATTTATCAAAAATGTAAAAAAAATAAGATTTTGGAATAGATATGGCAAACTTTTCGTAAAAATCATAAAAAAGGGTGTCTTTTTATGATTTTATTTGGAGGGTAAATATTTAGCAAATATATGTCCTGAAATATAAAACAAAGGACATAAACAATATAAATAAAATATCCTAATACTATATATAACTAACATTATGCCAAAATTGTGTAACTATCTTAATTGTCGCAAACGTGCATCATATGGATTAACCCGAAACTGTCCCGTTCGTTGTAAGCAGCATAAAGAAGACTACAAATCGGTTTGGCAGATTTGCCAATGCGGAAAAGCCCGACCAAGTTATAATGAACGTGATGAAACAACCGCAATATGCTGTGTATCGTGTAAAACATATACAATGATTGATGTAAAACATAAAAGATGTCAATGTGGAAAAGCCATACCGCATTTTAACGAAGTTGGTGAAACAACTGCATTATGTTGTGCATCGTGTAAAACAGATACAATGATTGATGTAATATCCAAAAAATGTCAATGCAGTAAAGCACGACCTATATATAATGAACCCGGACAAATAACCGCAATATATTGTGCATCTTGTAAAACAGATACAATGATTAATGTAAAAAGTAAAAAATGCCGATGTGGGAAAATACCGATTTTTAACGAACCCGATGAAACACGTGCAGTATGTTGTGCATCGTGTAAAACAGATACAATGGTTGATGTAATCTCCAAAAAATGTCAATGTGGAAAAGCCCAACCTCATTTTAATTATCCGGGTGAAACCACCGCAATATGTTGTTCATCGTGCAAAACAGATACAATGGTTGATGTACGGAATAAAAAATGCCAATGTGGAAAAATACCGAATTTTAACGAAGTTGGTGAAACCGCCCCAATATGCTGTAAATCGTGTAAAACAGATACAATGGTTGATGTAAAAAGTAAAAAATGCCGATGTGGAAAAGCCCAACCGAATTATAATTATTCAGGAGAAACATCAGCAGTATGCTGTGCATCATGTAAAACAGATACAATGGTTGATATAATATGCAAAATATGTCCAGGGCTTATAAACGGCAATATTCCGTGTCCATTCAGAACAATCAGTAATTATAAATACAAGAATTATTGCACCGAATGTTTCCGACGAAATTTCCCATTAGACCCGTTAACGTTTCAAATCAGAAGTAAAACAAAAGAAATTGCAACCCGTGATTATATAAATGCAAACTATGATGGGTTTCAGCACGATAGAATATTAGAAACTGGACATTGCGATTGCACTATAAAAAGACGCATAGACCATCGCAAATTGATCGGAAATACATTATTGGTAATAGAGACCGACGAGAACCAACATAAAAGTTATGATAAAATGGATGAGGAAACCCGATATGACGATTTATATATGGCTCATTCTGGAAAATGGGTTTATATACGGTTTAATCCAGACAAATATATAAATAAAAATGGGATACGCAAAAATCCAACAATAGCTGCACGACTGAATGTATTAAAAGATGAAATTGATAAACAAATCAAACGCATAGAGGACGAAGAAAACACAGAATTAGTTGAACGTATATACTTGTATTATGATGGATATAATTAGACAATCAGACAAAGATTTTGGAATAGATATGGCAAACGTTTTATAAAAAATCATCAAAATAATGTACGTTTTGATGATTTGATGTAACGGGTTCTCGTTATTAATATATAAAAATTAGTAATTCACTTTCCACACGGTTTTTGCAAAAATTAAGCAGGTATAGTACAGTGCAACAATATAATATTCTAAAACCAATTAAATAGTTCTTATGCATACATATAATTAATGATGGAATTCGCTAGCGAACCAATCCCATCTGATAATCAGACTGTATTATCAGACATAACAGATAACAATGAAACGAATACTATATTATCATTTGTGATCGAGGATAAAATAGACGAAATTTTGCAATTGTTTAACGCCGAAGTGAATAAATTAAACAATGATGGGGTGAGAGAAAAGGCAAAGGAAGTTGGCCTGTCGGGTCTTTCTAAATTGAAAAAACCGGAGATTATTCAGTTGTTAGAAGCCGAGTTTTTAAAACTGTTACCTGCGTTGAAAGAAAAAAAGGCAACTGATTTGAAAAATATTAGCAAATGCTATGGCATTAAGGGCGTTACGGGTGTTAAAAAGGATGTGATTATTTACAATATGTTATTGTATTGCTGTGGAACCTTAACATTTACGTTGAATAATGCACCAGAAACGGAACCTGATGTATGCAGTAAAGCCGAACCAATGGATCTAGTTGAACAATTGGAGAAACAGAAGATGGAGATTGAAACGAAATTAAAGGACGAATTGCGGGTACGTGAGGAGAAACGATTGGAGATTGAACAAAAATTAAAGGAGGAGCTTCGTTTGCAGGAAGAGAATGAAAGAAAGGCGAAAGAAGAACTCCGTTTAAAGGAAGCAAATGAAGAAGCTGCAAAGTTAAAAGAAGACATGAAGAAAAAGAAGCAATCTATCCCGAAAAACGTACGGGTTATCGTATGGAACCATTACATCAGCGAAGATATAATTAAACACAAGTGTTTGTGCTGCAAGAAGGTCACGATTTCAAATACAAATTTTGAAGTTGGTCACGTTATTAGTGAAAAGTCCGGTGGGACGCATGAAATAAACAATTTGAGACCAATCTGCTTTGCGTGCAATCACTCTATGGGATCTGAAAATATGATTGATTTCGTTGTAAAATATGGATTATACATTGGGTAAGTTAAATATTGTTAAAATCATCAAAGTACGGTACTTTTTGATGATTTTATTTGTTTAATAATAGGTAGGCGTAGTTTTGCATTTTTTACCATTTTCTGAATTACAATTTAATAAAGAACTTTTTGGTTTAAATCCTTTTAATTTCAATGTCTCTAATAATTTATTTCTATTTGAGAACCCTTTTATTTTTAAAGGCTTAAAATCTTTTCCGTAAACAACGTAACACCGT